TTCACTTGGCGCTCCTTCTAATGCAGCTGGCTGTACTGCTTCTCCCACATCAGGTTGTTGAGCAACTGCTCCAGTAGCATCCAGTCCAGCGGGGACAGGCGCAACAACTCCTCCGGCAGGGACTCCAACTCCTCCTTCGCCAGACAGTTCAGTGCCAACTCCAGTTGTTTCTGTGATAGGTTCTGTAGCATCGACGACTCCTGTTGTCTCGACCGGTACCTTGTATATGCCGAATTTGCCATTGGGCATTTCCTGAAAAGCAAAGTTTTCCTTGGGGCGATTTTTCTTTAGTAGATCAACGCGCTCTTGGGCTTGCTCTGCGGTATCAAAGATAAACAGAGGGGCGTTACCTGTGGCTTCTGGTGGCTTCGGCCCATCTATTTTTTCGCTTTCTACATTTTCGTCAGCTACTATTTTCATCGCCATAATCATGGCGTTCTGCTGGTCCACGTTACCACGGGCTTGAATCTGCGCAGCGATCTGTAATACACGTTCCTCATCACTGCCCGGAGGCGGTGCGGTGTTTTGTAGCGCGTCTATTTTCTGTTTGATCTCAGCTTGTTTCTGCTGGGATGCAGCAAGCTCCATCGGGCCTGTCACACCACCGATCATGGCACCGGCACCGGCTTCCAACGTACCCTGCGTAATTACCCCGCGCATAGTGGGCACATCAAAACCTTCACGCTGCTGAGCTATGTTACGTGCTAACTGTTCTTGAGCGCCTTGGAGAAACTCAGGCACAGCTTCTTTTACTGCACCGGTAGCTACGGCACCAGCTATGGTTTTTTGCGCTGCGTTTTCTGCCGCATCTGTTGCGGCTTCTCTTGCTACGCTTCTAGCTAGAATTTTGTCGGTTATGCGTTTAGCAGCAGCTTGCGAACCAGTAACAGACTCCAGCACACCCAGAGCCGCACCAGTAGCAATCATGTCAAGGTTACCGCCCAGATACTCCTGCGCCTTAACGGCTCGGGCTTCGATTTCCTTGGGAGACATTTTGCTCTCACCAAGCACTTCTTTAACGGATTCATACACGGCACTCTTGACCGTACCCGCACCCATCGTCGCACCAAGCGTACCTGCCGCAGGTAGTCCACCTGCAATACCAGCTAAGATCGTAGGTGCAGTTGTACCAAGCGCGTTGACTACTGTATCTATAGGGGCTACGGACAGTGCCTTGATACCGGCTACAACCTGCGCACCGATACCCTTGTCTTCCGCATCTTTCATGATGCGAGCCATCTCGGCGGAGTCTTGCTTGGACTGGGCGCTCATCAACCCAGCTAGGTGGCCCTCCACATCGCGCAAGTTTTTAGACACGCTGGAGTCAGCGCCAAACGCATCAGATATAAGACGAATGCCCGACACAAAGCCTTTTTGGAATTGCAGGGGTACGTCAGCAACCTTCCGTAAGAAAGATTGGTCTTCAGGTTTTTCTGTTGGTGTGGTGGGGGCGGCAGGTTTAGGCGTAGCAAACTCCCCCACAGCGGGGGCAGTTATTTTTGCTAAATCTGGGTAAGCTTCGAGTAACCGGGCTTTAGCCTGTTGAGGCGTTACATCATCCGGTATTCCCGTTACAACCCGACCATCCGGCAGTTCGATGTTGTAAGGCATAGTTTTCCTAAGTTATTTTGGTATGCTGTCCCAAGCCAGTGTTCTTCCTTCGGTTCCCGGCGCGGGTTGCGCTGAAGGTTGGTTTGACCTAGCTCTTTTAATATAGTTGTCAATTTCACGTTGCATCCAAGCCTCTTTGACCTGCTCAGGTGTAATGGTTACGCCTTTCTTCTCTGACTGCTCTTTTGCCGATTTACGGAACGTACTAGCCAATCTAGGGTCAGACTCTAGTAATTTCAGCGCATGTTCATTTGCCTTCTCGTACAAGCCCAGCTCTAGTTTCTGTTGTGGGAGGCCAAAGTTCCGTAAATCACTAGCAGCTTTCTCGATAGCAGCTTTACTCATAGTTGCCAACTCAAGCTCGCTAGGCTGTTTGCCGGGGTTCTTGGCTCTAAACTCCGCCAAAGCGGCGCTCATATTTATTCTTTGAGCATTCATAAGATCAGTCGGACGCGAAGCCGCAGCGCGAGAAGCAGCAGCATTAATTTTAGCCGCTTCAAGTGTTGTCACATCATGCGCAGCGGCAATCCTCTCTGCTTGATCCAGTTTCTTTTGCTCCATCTGGATGTTAGCCATTGCTTGTGCTTTCTGTACTTGTAGGCCGTACAGAGCTTTATTGTTGTCTTCGATGCGATCTGCAAACTTAGTTGCTTCGCCAATGTTGCCACGTTTTTCAGCACGCTCGTATCGTGCGGTATCAAGGCGAATCTGGTTGGCCTTAAGATCAGCCTCGCGCTTAAGCTTCTCGTACTCCTTCATGTTGCGCCCAGCTATTGCACCAGCTCTACCCGCTGCGGTAGCAAATGGCACTGGCTCACCAAACGCCGCCATCATCTCAAACGCCGCAGCTGCCTTAGCGTTGGACTCCGCCTGTGGGCTCAGCTCGGACGCCTTAGCAATCTTCTCCGCCAGCTCAATGGTTTTATCCGGGCCCATGAGTTCTTCGATGGTCCTAACGCCTTCTTTAATGTTCGCTGCTCGCTCTGCTTTAGACGTAAACGCCTTGGTTGGGTCCATAGCACGGAGCGCAGCTATGTCGTCGATACCGGAGCTAGAAGGTACGTTGGAAACGGGTTCAGCTTTAGACTCTTTACCCTTGACTTCTTTACCTTGGGCGAATGCCACAATACCGCCACTGCGCATGGCTTCTTCTGCCGGTTCTTCTTGCGGCACTTCTGCTGGGGCTTCAGGCACGTACTCACCCACTGCGGTATCAGCAAACATACCTTCTGGGAGTGGGGCTTCATCAATACCCATCATGGCATCTCGCACCGTGCCTTCAGGCATAGCGCGTGACAGAATCTGACCCTCTTCCATCATCTGACGGCGGTTCATCTCCGCATCCACAATGCCAAGGGTCACGGCGTTATTTGTACTACGCCCAATGTCTTGGAGCTGATCCGTGGACATCTTCTTCATCATGCCCATCAGCTTTTCGGGTGCCACGTTGTAGCCGCTAGGTGCGGCATCAGCAATCCCACCCTCAGCCATCTTAATGATGCCGCCATCTTTCTTCATCATCTGCGACACGCCATAAGCGCCAAGACCCAACTGAGCAAGCTGGGATGTCATCGGAGGCGGTGCCTGATATTGAACCTGAGTCTGCTGACCGAGCGGAACCCCGCGCAAGATGTCCGACATAAACGCCAACTGCTGTTGTGGGTAGCCACGCTGGGTGAGGAAGTCCTGATAGGCTTGGGTCATCTTCTGCTGTTCCAGAGCCTGCTGCTGAGCACCTGCCGCTGCCTGCGCTTGGATTGCGCCTTGTTGCTGACCAAACTGAGTCTGGCCCAACTGCCCCAACGTACCCGCCATCTGACCTGCCATACCATAACCGCGAAGACCAAGATCGGCACCAAACTGCTGTGCCTGACGCGCTTGTTCAAATGCAGTTTGGTAACCTCTGCCGCGAATATCACCCAACTGTTGCTGCAAATTACGCTGACGCTCGGCCTCCATGATCCCAAAGCGGGACCCACCAAAAGCACCTGCGCGTACAGCCTGACCTGCGTTTTGCTGACCTAGAATTGCAGAGGAACGCTGCGCTTCTCGTAGCTGAGGAGCCATAGCGTTTTCTATATACGGTGACATATATGCCTGCATAGCATAGGGGTTTGTAGCCTGCTGTGCGTATTGCTGACCCGCACCTAGGGCCCCAAGACCACCTAACCCGGCGAGTTGCGTACCAACACCCAACTGCTGCGCTGGACCAAGATTAGCTGCGCCTTGAAAAGATTGTTGTTGTAAAGGTGTAAATCCAGCTACACGTTCCCCGCCGTATGCTTGATAAGGGGACTCTGAAAAAGCCTCAGCTTTACCTAGCATGCGTTCAACATACGGACGCGCATACTCAGGAATCGTCGTTGTGGTCTGTGTAGTATTGGTAGGTTGCTGCGGCTGTCCGCCACCACCGGGGTAGAGTCGGTTGTTACCGTTTACGTAACCGTTAAACTTATTGCGGATAATCATAGTTTTGCTCCTACAACCCTGTATTTTTCTTCGAACCCATAACGCTTCCACATACGCGCAATAGATTCTCTGGCCGAGCCTTCAATGGCAGTGGCACCAAACGCTTTAAGCAGGTTAGACAACTGATGGAACGTATCCTGATTAGTTATCAATCTGCCGCCTATTGTGACAACGAAAGCAACCCGATCATTTGGGCGGTTGTAAAACTGAACTGTAGACGCACCATGAATTTCACCAGCATCGTCTATCGCAACAAGTAACACCCAACTACCGTTTGTTACATACACTTTTACATGCTCAAGAGTGTAGTCGTCTTGGTATGCCAAGGCCGCATCGATGAATTTCTCCACCTGCGGCCATAGTTGGTTTACGTAACTAATGTCTACGTGTTGTATCTTCATGCGGGCAAGTGTTTATCCGCCTTACTGTTGACTGCTACTTTCTTTTTACCAATGCTCTTCTTACGCGACGCCTGCACGCGTTCCATCATGGCGTAGAGCTTACGGGCACCTGCTTCAGTCGAGCCATTACCCAACTCAGACACGATACGCGCAGGTATCACAAATTCACCATCAGCAAGACGAGCAGGCTGGCGACCGCCAATAGAAGCAGGGATTGAATCAGAAACTCCATCACCGGGTCCTTTCAAAAGCCGCCCACCATCAGAATAGTCGCCAAGATGTGACTCGCCATCAATGTTACCGCCCTTAGCATAACCACTATACCCAGCAAATTGCTGATTCATGTAGTCATAAAAATTACCAAGTCCAAGCTGCTGTTCGGGTGTTTGGTACGAGGGAATATTTATGGGGGTAGTAAGGCGTTGGGGTTGCATTGGAGGTATTTCTGGAGTAATGACACCACCAGAGACTTTTGTACCTAAGTTTTTTGCAACCCCACTAACAATACCCCCTCTCCCCGGCACAATTGTGGGTGTGCTTAACTGCGTGAACTGCATAGTCTGGGGGTCAAACGAATATTTATACCCGCCTTCAGTTTTTGTTTCACCCCCATTTGCAAGCCGTGCTTCACCCGTATAAGCGCCCACTCCTGCGTCTGCACTTGGTGCAATTACGTTTGTAGCCTCGGGACGCTGCATCATTGGGTTACTATAGACAGGTGTGTTGATCCCCGCCATCGGATAGCCAGTATTTGCCCCCACTGAATTCATTGCAGCCATTTGTTCAACCGGGCCACCAACCGCATACGCAGAGGCAATACCCCCTTCGGCTTTTTCAGACGCTTTATAGGGCTCTCCCGCAGTAAATGTCGGACTGAAGTAAAGCTGCTCACTGGTCGAACCGCCCGGCTGATACCCTGCACCTGTAGCACCATATTCAAATTCGTAGGGCCGGATCATTGCATTATCTTCGGGTTTCGGAACTTTTTTCTGCTTCATTGCGTCCATCAACCCTTTAGCACCTAATCCGACTACCGCACTGGTAGCGTAAGGGTGTTCAACAGCATAGTCTTTTACGTCTTGGAATGACCCAATATTGCCAAGGTTCTGTATAAAGTTTTGGTCTGGGCGAATAGCAGAACTTGAAATAGGTGCGTTTGGAGCAATACCCTGTGCACCTTCAGCGTACGAGATTTTAGTTGGCCCACGAAGTGCTGTATTTGTATTACGTATAGTTTCCGCCAAATTTCCTGCTGTTGGGGCTGTTTGAGAACCTAATGTTTCCAGCGGCATTACATCTCCACCAGCGGTGGACGAGCGTAAAAAGTTAAGTTTGCTTGGGTCTGCAATAGGTGGGGAGTTAGCCAAAAACTTTGGGGCTAAAGCCTCAGCCGCAGCTGGATTGAACCCCTGAGCCGCGCCAGCCAAGTTAGTACCTGCACCACCAGCTAAGTTAGCGCCAAACGCACCCGGAGTAACACCACCCCCAACAATGCCGGGCAGTCCAGAAGCAGCGGCTGTTTTTGTCAGTCCTGTTGTTAATGTAGGAGCAAGCGTACTGGTCAAACCACTAGCCCCCGCACCAAATGCGCCGGGCGCAACGCTACCCCCAATTACGCCGGGAAGTGTGGACGCCGCCACTGTTTTTCCTACCCCCGCAGCCAAGGTCGGAGCTAGAGCCGAACCAACACCTGCACCAAATGCGCCCGGAGCTACACCTCCAACGATACCGGGGATTGCAGAGGAAGCAAGGCCAGTACCTAAAGCGGTACCCATGGTCAAACCAGTCCCAAGAGCAGCACCTGTCCCAAGGGCAGCACCTGCCCCGACGGTAGCACCTGTCCCAAGACCCGCAGCAGCCGCAGGAGCTAAAACAGCCATAATGTCACCTCAATATAAAGTATTTTAAGCTTATCATGCGATTACCCCACTTACAAAGGTAATTGCCCCTCTGGCCGAAGGAATACTGGGCATCACAAACGGAACAGTTTGGGCTGGGGCTTCGTGCAGGTATACACCATTCACACCACCAGAAGTTGCTGCCAAGTCAGTTGCCCACCACAGCGCAATCTCTTCCCCGCCTGTAATTTGAAACGTAACACTAGCTGTTGCTGCCAGCGCACCGGGGGTGCCTCCGTGGCTGTTGGGAATAGAAAAGATACTGCCAGACCCATTAACGTCCACATTGTCTATACGCAGCCAGACATACGCATCATGAATCTGGGTGGCTGTGTTAAAAAATTGTAAAGTAAATTCAATGTTGTACACACCTGTGTATTCAGGTGTTGCAGTGCTATTGGGATTTAACGTAAACCCAAGACCAGAGTCCAGTGTATTCCACAGAACCTTAGTTGGCGTGTTATTTGCCGTGGCATATTGATCCGTAGTGTCCTGCGCCGCTATGTGGGGGAAAGTCAAAAAGTGCCCGCCCGCGTCGGACAGAAGCTGGCCTGTTACGTTATCCAGCGTATTAAAGTACTGCCGCAGGATGTTGTGGGTGGTATCTGAATAGGAGCGGTCGTACTGAACTGGCGCAAACGGTAGCGCCGGGGCTTTTGTAACATCAAGTTTATCTATGCCAGCCATTATTTTCTACCATCCGGGCGAACATCTAAACGGGGTATACCAAGCTGCCACTGAGTGCCAAGAGTATCGGATTCAATCTTAAACGCCATCTGTCTACCCCGCACGCGTGAATACACAATTTCCGTAAATTCTTGCACGTTGTAAACTTGTTGCCCAGCATATGACTGTGTAGATTGAATAGTTGGGCTTTGCGACACACCGTATGCAGAACCGGGGTTTTGACGAGGGCGCACTACAAACTTAACCCTTGGTTTTTCAGGTGCCGCAGTGGTTGAACCATTAAAGGTTATGTCTGGGAGCATACGCCATACAAACCCATAGTTGTGCCCGTCGCCAATATCAAAGTCAGAGGATTGTATATACGCACTTATCGGAGTAGGCGGGTTAGTTGTTCCGTCGTCCACTGCCGCTTCGTGATAGACGAGGATATTAGTGGGTGTTGCCGCCATCGGAAATTGCCGCAGTGGAGAGTCCAGCCAAGCCGTACGATCCAACGTACCGTAATACCAAACGCGGTCAAGGTAGTTAAAAATGACATAGCGATCAATTACATTGGAGTTAGCGGAGCAATAGAACCACCATATCTCACTATAGCCCTCATTTGTCCCAGCAAAAAATTGTTCCTGCTGATCGCGGTTAATATCTTCAAACACAAATTGGCGTAGCGAGCAAGGGAGAGTTTCAACTCGCCCGGAATAGATATAGAACTTATCAACCCCCATCCAGTACACAACTCCAGCCGCTGTAGCCATTGCGTTAGGTGAAGCAATCGATAAGTTATCTGCAAGTAAATTAAACCCCCACACAAATGGTGGTCCAAGGTACTGCATGGAGTACAGTGCGGCGTCCGTCCACACTACAATTTCTTGGCGAGTTTGTAATGCGCCTACAATGTACGAACCGTGAGAAAGACGATAGCTACCTGCTTGATTTGTGGCTGCTGGGGTCCAGTCTGTGTAGTCTTCTTGCCCAGTCCAGCGAACTAACATAGGGTCAAAAACGCCGGTACCTAGTGGGGCATCATAATCATTGCACCCAAACGCGATAGTGATTCGTGACGCGTCCGACACCATTATTTCATTTACTTGTGACGGTACGTTTGTACCTGATATTACAACTCCGCGTGTGGTTAATGCTGGAGCCGCACCGGCACCGGGTTGCCATAAATAAATAGGCCCCCCACGAGGGCTAAATAAAAGTTCTTCCCCAAAATTAGATTGGCTCCACAACCGAACTGCAAGGGGAACCGTTGAACTGCCGTATCCTTCCCCCCACCCCGGAAATAATGTAGCTTGGGAAACAAGACTCCCGGTGAGATGGGACGCAGCAGTAGTGCCGTCGGCCCCACGAACACAACCTGTAAAATCAGTGGCTGTTTTCCCTGAATAAGTTATGTATTCACCGTCAATCCAAATTGCACCGGATGTAGTGAATGTAGAAGTACCAAAAACAGTAATCGTCGTTACTATGTTGTTTATAGGACCGTTTAACGTTGAAGATGCGGTACCCGGAATATACCCTCCCCATGGAGGAACTCCCCATCCTGTACCCACGGTGTTTACCGCAGGGCCTACACTAATTTGGTATGCCGCATCAGTATTAGCACCGCCATTACCGACATCAGAACTGTTAGCAGCAACAGAGGAAACGATAGTATATTGCGTGCCGGAAATAACACTTTGAATTTGAAACTCAGAGTTAAGTATTGACGCCGTGATATTGCCACCAAGACTGACAGCCCCACTAAACGTTACAAAGTCTCCTTCTTGAATTCCTGCTGCCCCGGTGTCAGTGACGGTAATTGTCGTAGACCCGTTAACCGCCGCAAACGTAGTGGTATTAGTCGTGTTGAGGCGAATAGGTGTAACGTCAAAATATGACCCGCCACTCTCAATATAAAACTTTAAGTTGGTGCCAACTCCGGCTAAGTTATACCCTTTAAGCGTTACCCAGTTCCATAGTGACCGACACACACCAAGAAAAGTGTTGTATGACAGCGCAGCCCAACCACCAATTTTTTCAGGGAAGCCAGAACGGAACCGTACTTTATCGCACTCATACCAACCACCTTCGTTGGCAAGTGTAGTGCCTTCGCGGTTTACACCGGGGCGGAACTGTAGTTTCTGCAACGGCATTGTTGTTCCTTAATTTTTTGGCGGCATTGTGCCCCAATCCATAAACTGCTTCATTATCGTGTCGTATTGCTCTCGGCATTGTTTGAGGAGGGCTCGGGCTTCGTCGGCTCTGGCAGCTTCCCTTGCAAGAAATTCTCCATCTGGCCTATAAAGCTCTTTTCCAGTACATCCGGCGGCAGTGGGTCTAACCTCGGCGGTATTGGGCACGGCACTGGTTTCGGTGGCGGGGCGGGACGGACGCTCGCGCATGCTGTTAGAAAGAGCGGTAGCACGAGCATTAAGATTCCTGATTTCACGATCCTTTTCCTCCCGCAGCCTGTCCGCTTGAATCTGCAAGTTTTGCTCCCGCGCTCTGGCGGTCTCCTGCGCTTCTGCGTACGCCGCATACTGCTCAGTCTTTTCCTTGTCCCACTTTTGCTGTACATCTGCTTTACCCGCAGAATTGCCTTTATAATACCCGCCCCCGAACGCCCCGGCAATCGCTAAGACGAAACTTAGAATCACCCAAGGGTTCAGGAAGGCTGTCATTTTGGCGGTACCTTTGTGCCATCCAGTTTCTTGTGCATCTTGACCATCTTGCACACTTCAACTTCCTTGCCCTTCTGTTTCTCCTTATGGCAGACCTTTTTAGTCTCGGCGGCAAACAGGACGATGGGGACAAACGCCAGAATTGCTATCAGGGTCTTCATCAGTTGATCTCCGGATGTGGTGGTTGGACAGGCGCGGGCTTGCCGTTATAACCCGCAATAACTTGAGAGTCCGCCGGTGCTGGACTCAGCGGCGCAGGTGTGGGTGTTACAGTTGGTCTGGTTGGTGCAGGGGGCGTAGTGTCAGCGCGTTCCTTATCTGTGGACAGGCCCGGCGGGGTAAACATCGGCAGCGCATCTTTACCCTTAACAGCCAAGAGAGTTGCCAGAGAGCCAAGAATATACTTGCTCATGTCTGACAGAATTAAGAAAAACTGCTTGTCCGCCGGAGCCATGCCATTCATAGGCTGAGTGACGAATACTACGGAATAAAGCGATACACCCACCATGATAATAACCGTGCAACAGAAAGTAAGCGCAATACAGAACTTAATTACTGCATCGTGCTGTTCCTGTGTCAGGGCAAGAAATTGACTTATCAGCTTTAGGGGGTTCATCTTTCATGTCCTCCGGTTTCATCAGTTGTTCTGGGCAAGTCCCGGTCGCCGTGCAGTAAGGCTTTTTGCATTCTTTGGTTTCCCAATTTTCCGGGTCTTGGCAAGGGTATCTGTAACGATCACACGCATTAAGCGCCCAGCACATGCAAAGCATGAGCGTAATGTTTTTGACGATCTGCGAGTCCAATTGTGCCTCCGTTAATCCGCTTAGTCATGGTCAGTATATCGCCAGCATCTGCCAGCTTGTTCAGGCTTGCGTTCTCCCAATACCAACAGGCGCTCTGCGCTGCGCCTTCGAAGGTCTGCATGTACTCGGCGGCTTCTTCAGGCGTAATGTTCAAGGACGATGCAAACCAAAAATAGTTATCCTTACCGGTCACCTGAATTAATCCGCGCCCGCGAAATTTGAATCCTTGTCCCGACGCTTCATCACCGTTACCCATACGGTTGGCATACACTCGGTTGGCAATCTTCTCAGGATTTCTGGCGTAGGCATTGGCTGTGGCTTGGTCCGGAAAGTATTTGGGGAAGACGCGCATCAAACCTTGGGCGCTGTAGTTCAGGTTCTCGCTCAAGAATACAAAGCCACCTGACTCGTGACCGCACTGGGCCATGAATGCAGCAATACGCTTGGGGGTGTTGATTTCGTACTCATCCAGCAAAGTCTTTCCACCCAACTCAGTTTGCTTACCAAATAGCGCGTCGTACCACTGCTGGGGGTATTTGGTGTTAGGGACTAGCTGCCGAAATTGCTGCATTGTAATCATTCTTCACCCCTTAACTCTTTAATAATCTTAAGTCGCAATTCCTTCATCCTGCGGGTTTCTTCCTGCGCCCGGTACAGCGCATTATTCATGTCCATGTACATCACACCCATTACCGGCAGCGCAATTACTAGCACAAAACACAAGACCACCACGGCGACGAGTAATGCCCACGGTACGTCTGGCTCAGACGAAGGAGGAGGAGGACTCCGACGTACCACACTACGACGAAAAGGATTGCTCCAACCCATACCGCTTCTTCCTTCCGCTTCCTTCTCAACCTGCGCTGCCTTGCCGCCTCAATCTGCATCTTTGCAGTTTCCCGCTTATGTGCCTCGTCTTGCTCAATAACAATCTGCTTCCACATCGCTTCGTACTTCGTCCACAATGCACCCAACTCAGGCGGCGCTTTGTAAACCATTGTCTCACGCAGTTCAGCCAACATTGCATCTAACCTTGATCGGACTATGACTCGCATCAGTGCGCGTTTACCTATACTCTCAGTGCCGGTATAAACCTGATGCGCCTCTGCCTCTTGCTGCAAGAACACCTTGCCAATCTTGTCATACTCATCCATCAACGCACCTAGATCATTGCCGATGCTAATGAATACGTCGTTTGGGTCGGCCTTACCAATCTCCTGCACCCGCTGCACTTCCTCGTTGTACTGAATCTTCTGAGCGTTGGTTGGGTTTTTTATTTTCCCGAATTGCTCTTTTAAGTCTTTCAGTACGTCATTAACTTCACCCGCTGCACCTTTGATGTCCTTATAGAGCTGACATCCTTTTTTTACTGCGGCTACAGCCGCGTTAGCAGCGGCAAGTAGGGTGAGCGGGTCAATTTTTTACTCCACTGGTGCGGCAGGCTGTTCAGGTTCTACGGGGGGCGTAAGCGCCGCAGTATTCGCTGCATTCCACGCATCCAACGCGCTCTGGAATTCGCTTAACGAAGTAATAGTCCGGTTCTCAACCATTCTACGGGTGACAGGGTTGCATACTTCGACTTCACCTTCCTCGCCATACCACTGAACAGCATGAACTGAACTATCGATTGTTGATAGGTCTAGCGCACCATAGCCGACACCATCAACAGAAACAAACCCATCAGAAGGAATAATTGTTACTCGCATTTTTAAACTCCTAGTCTTTTGTAGCAATAATAACGTCTACGTACTGGACGGCTAAGTCTATTGCAGTGCCCGTAAATGTATGGTTATGAGAGCTACCACCTCCGGTTGCACCACTTGTTGTACTACCCCCGCTCCCTGAAGCGTAATCCGCGCCGCCGCCGATACCCTGAACGAGATTCCCAGAAACACTATGGGTATGGCTTGGCATTTGGGATGTAATAAGTGTAGTTGAGCCAACGGTGCCAGTGACAGATTGACTCGCAAATGCCGTGGTAAATGCGACAGTACCGCCTGAACTTGCAGTACCAGATACAACACGTAGAGCCTTATTATCGTGTGTCGTAGATTTTGTCCACCCCGTCGGCGCTGTTGTCTGCACAAACGTTAATGCTGTACCCGCTGGGAATACAGTTACGGGTGCGCTTGTCCAAGTTGTACCGTTTGAAATTAAAACGTTGTTTGCTGCACCGGGGGCTACAAACTGAACCCCTGAAGTACCATTCCCCAGTAATACATTATTTGCCGTTAAGCTGCTTTGGCCTGTCCCTCCCGAATTAGCTCCTAATGCGGTGGGTAAATAGTTTAACGCAGTAACAACATTAGTAACATCAGAAAAAATAATAGTCGTACTGTTAGCGGGAATAGTCACCCCCGTACCCGCTGGAGTTGTATTGCCAAGGGATGTAGAACAATAAATAGTCGCGTTATGTGCGCTTGAATTACGTATCACATAATATTTTTCTGCCGGGGGAATATAGACGTTAAAATCGGCACCGGTCGTTGTGGTCAGATTTATCACCATATTACGGGATTGGTCTGGCGCACCGTTAATTGCAGTCAACGCCTGATCTGACGCTATAACTGATACAGACACATACCCTGAAATAGCGTCTTCTATAAGCGTGCCAAGATTTGTATTAGTAGTAGAACCCCAAGTGCCTGACTGTTCACCAGTGGCAATAAGTTCTATACGTAAATTAGGGGAGTATGTGGAAGGCATGTTATTCCTTTATCGGCGCTAGGCTATTTTGCCGTTAGAAGGGTTTGGGGGGTAGCGCCACCTTGCGCCACAGCAAGAAGCACCTGCTGACTGCTTTCATTAGCTTTAACCATTTCATTCCTGAATGACTCTACTGCCGCCCCAGTATGTCGTTGCTGCTGACTATTCTCAACCAGTAATACCGGCATCCATGCGATAGCACATGCCCACTCATCCACATCAGCTCCTGTGTTAGGGTTTGTTCCGCGAATTTGAGTGAACCACGCGCAGTCAAGCTGTTTACATGGCTCGAATGAATGCAACGGGCAATTACTTTTTGGCTTCATCTGCATCAGCTTTTATCCTTTATAGTCAAACGGATTTGCACCCAAATTTTTCTTGAATATGTGGTACTGCAACGAGAAGCGAAGGGGCGCTTGAATATTAGGCATTGCGGTTGCGTGCAACAATGGTGGAGTAATAGCTATTGCTTTGTTAAACTCCGGATAAATGGCTCTTACACCCTCTCCGTTGTTCTCATCATATAAATAACATCCACCCCAATTACGATCCCACTCCTCGTTTAAATAGACAGTTATAGACCGTTCATATATGACATCGTTATGCCACGGAGCAAAACTATAACGCCCACCTGTAACATAAGTTATGTCCGCTTCATATTCTAAAAGATTAATATCTGTAAAATGAACGGCCATGTGCTTCATAGCTTGTTCTTTTAGGGAGTCCACTATCTCAACCATATACATAGGGCCACTAAAACCAATAACAGCCGCTACGTCCGCAGGTAAAGCAGGCTCACCCCAAGTAGTATGGTTGGTTCGAACCACTCTTTGTGTACGAACAAAATTTTTTACGTCCCGTATAAAATCCAAAGGAAGCGTGTTTGATATAGTGCGTAATCTATCCATAAAAATTTAATTTTTGCTGGCCACTATTAAGTCAATATATTGGACTGCAAGATCAATCGCGGTTCCACTAAATGTATGGTCGTGAGAACTCCCACCACCAGTACCACTACTTGTTGTACTAGCCCCGCTTCCTGAACCGTAATCACCGCCGCCAGCAATACCCTGAACCCGGTTTCCTGAAACGTTATGCGTGTGACTTGGAATTTGCGATGTAGTCAGCGTAGTTGACCCAACAGTACCAGCAACAGACTTGCTTGCAAATGCGGTAGTAAAAGCAACTGTACCACCTGTGCCACCACCAGTACCTGACACAACACGTAAGGCTTTGTTGTTTTGCGTGGTTACTTGAGTCCATCCTGTAGGTGCAGCGGCTTGGAAAAACAGCATAACAGTGCCAGAAGCGATAGGGCTGGGGGATGCACCGCTAGTCCAAGTCGTACCGTTAGAAGTTAAAACATTACCACTTGCACCGGGGGCTACAAATTGGACACCATTTGTGGCGTTACCAAGAATTACATTATTTAGGGTCAAACTGCTTTGCCCAGTACCACCATTACCAGCAGGTAAAGTTCCAGTAACCCCATTTGCCACATTAACTTGCGCCCATGCGGGGTTATTACTAGTACCGGTATTTGCAAGATAACGCGTTGCGTTTGTGTCTTTAGCGAGCCTAGAAAAAGTATCCGAGGCAGAGGCATAAAGAATGTCACCTTGTGTAGCACCCATACCAGCGGTGTCAACGGTTACTCCATCAACATACACGGACCTACCAGCAGGGTAAGTTACAAATACATCCTTAGTCCCCGCAGAAAATGTTGTTTTCGTTGGGGCACCTGCACTAGAAGCTAAAACTGTGTCACGTGAAAGGGTAGTCCCGGAAGAAGTGTATGTACCAATACCAACTTCCCACTCATTGGTACCTTGCCCTGCAATCGTGTAGTACGTGGTATTTCCGTTACCTACAACAGAAAAAGATTGGAAGCCAGTCACAGCACCGGCAAGCGTAACTGTACCCTGCCCCGTGGTTGTGGTTGTTTCGCGTACGCGGTCAGCTAAAACTAAAGGCATAATTTACCTCATACAGTATTTATTGGTTGCCAGTTTGGATTGTCAACGGTATCTATAAGCTCCCATAGATAACGCCGGGTAGTGGCGTCGTACAAGTTAACTTCTTCCTGCACACCAACAATAAAATCAGCCCCTGCAAAAACAGAATCGAACGGTGTAATACTTTCGGACTGCGTGGCTACAAAATCAGTTTGAGTAGTTTGCAAAGCTTCAGCCGTTATAGTTTCAGCTACAGAGGGGGCAAACGCGACCTGTAACGTTTCGGATGCGCTAAAACTTACATCCTCAGTAATAGCCCCAACCACCGTAATTGTACGATCAGAAGAATCAGAAAAAACTACACTGTCAGAAATTGACACTGGGTAATCAACAGTACCAGCAAACGTTTCTCCCCCCGCTAGTGTTTCAGCCAAAAAGACGGGAAGTGCCGTGGATGCAGCATATGCGTCCGTCAACTGTATGCTTTCTAACACAGCTAACACAAAATCAACGGTGCTACTGGAGGTATCAGAAAAGCTACCTGATTCGCTGTACGACGCAAGAAAATTACTTGACGCCTGAACGCTGTCTAAAAGCAAAGTAGTTTCTGATATGGCCGCAGCAAAATTAACTAATACAGCAGTTGAATCCGCCGCGTTAACCGCTTCATTTATTGAAACGGCAAAGCTTTGCCCTGCCTGTGAAGAAAAAGGCGCTTGCGAAAACGCGTAATTTCCGAACATGCGCCTATCTTCCTTACGCCGAAGTTAGATTGTCTTCGTCAAACCAACGAGTTTGCTGTTGCCCAGAAGCATCGACCCATGTTATCAAGCACTGCACAACACCATCTTCAGTCATACGCAGGGCTTCAACGGGGCCTTGCGGGATGGTTGCTACGACTTTAACCGTATCCCCTTTTTTAAACATAGTAGCCATAAACCCCCCAATTAAGCCGCATCTGCGGAGAAAGTGTACGTGACATTCAGTGTATCGCCTGCGGCCACAGTTTTATCGCCCCCAGTAAAATCGCCTTCGGAGAACAAAACACCTGAAGTGCCAGAAGCAACATTACACAAAAACGCTCCTGCTACAGTGCCCCCCGGAGCAGTGACGGTAAATACTGAAGGTGAACCAGAGTTGTCAATTACTGATGGGTCAGCCAATGTGGGCGAACCAAACGTTACAGCTTTACGGTTACCAGAGTAATCTGTGTATTCAGTCCACCCCGCGTGTGTAGCGAGCGTATCACCGGCATTATAAGTAGTGCCAGAGCCGGGGCCAGTAACTAGACCAAGGTACCAAGCCGCACTGTAAGTTACGCCTTTAAAGTATTTATTATTTAAGTCTTGCAGACCTTCGTTTACAACGAGGTTGTGGAAAGAGTCTTCCCACTTAAGGTTACCGTCAGTATCAAAACAAGTGACGGTAAATACACCACCGAAACCCCCACGCTCTTGCTCTTGCGAGGACTTGCCTACGCCAGCCTGAACAGTTTCACCCATTTGCGATTTTGCGATAGGCATGATTACCACTCCTTATGGAAAACGAATTAAAGCCGTCGTTGCCGTATTTGCTGGCATGGTGACGGTGTTACTTGTGCTGCTAAAAGTCTTATCTGAACCAAAGTCCAAAACAGCTACCGACTTATTACTACGAGTTACGTTATAAATCAAAGCGCCACGTGCTGTGAAGTTTGCACCGGGCCACGACACGTTATTAAAGTCCACATACACCGTGCCAGCGTTGGGACCAGTCGTTTGTGTACTGATCGTTGCTCCAGTGACCGCAACCCCGCCCGCTACATACCCAGTACCTGTTACTTCATCCGTTGTCGTATACGCAGTGGTCAGTGGGCCAATATCGGAAAACGCAGTGTACAGCGCCATTTTCAACGTATCCGTCGCCAAGTTCTGCCCTGCTTGGAGCATCTCTTGTTTGAAGCTGTTTGTTAGTCCTTGCTGGATACTCATGGTCCGACTTTCATCTTGTACTGCCCGTCTCTGTACGCATCACCACGCTCAAGGCCGCTGCCCAGACGGTTCAACTGTGCAAGAGCTTCCTGATACTTCTTCTCATACTGGGCTGTCACATCAACTTCACCCTTCAAGAAGGTATAGGCTTCAACCATCGTGCCATACAGCAGAACCGGCGAGTAGTTGTCACCAAGCCATGTGCGGCCATCAGCAGCAACCGTAATCGACTCTGGGTAAGCGTAGTAATGCAGCTCGATGTTGTAAACCGCGTCTGGTGTGGGGCCGAGGATGAAGCTCAACTCGTCCGTAATAACGTTGGCCACAACTGTTGGACCAAACAAGGCATAGTACTCAGGTCTGCCTGTATCGTTTGGGTTTGGGTACGCCGCCCGGATAAAGTTCACATCCTTATTGAGTAAATACTCATAGCTATCATCGCCATCAATGACCGCTATCGAGAACACCGACATAAAGTCAGGCGGACAAGATAGATACTTATTACCAGTATTCGTTACCCCTGTGACGTTCTTACGCAGTGGAGGAATCTGAACGCTGTTGTATATGCGCTCTTCAGCTTGCGTAATAAACCCATTGATCTGCTCAGTGCCGTCAGACGTAGTGGTGCCTGTACCTGCTACGTTCGTCCACGTATTAGACGGGAAGTCGTTTTGCAGGTAGTTCTTAACGGCAATGAACAGTTCGTTGTACGTCATGATTAACCCATCGGACCACGAGCCATTGTGCCTTTAGTTGCTGCGCCAGTACCACGAATTTTGATACCGTCAGTTTTGGTGGGTCTAGTATTACCCTTATTGACTGTACCCACGCCAATATTGAGGCTATCCATCTGACCCACACCAGAAATTTCTTTTTGCGCAGTTACGCGTTTGCCAGCCATAGTGTGCGGCTCTGCGTAAACAGCAGCTTGGCCTACTTCTTTGCCGCCCTGCTTCTGTGAATATTTAGCCATTATCGACCCTTTCCGCCACCACGCTGGTTCATAGCACGAGCCATATTGCGACCCATACGTTTCATAGCCTCACCGGTTACACCGCCTTTAGCCATGCCTTTGTGCATGCGCTTCTCGTGGGCTTTGACTTCGGCCTTAGCCACTTGCTTCATCTTGTCCATAGTTACTCCTAAGTAATTGTCACGCTGCCTATCTGCGCGGGCGACGTTAAAGCATTTGGTGTCAGTCCCACATCGTTTGCACTTGCCCCACCAACCGGAGCCCACCCCCACTGAAACACTCGACTACCACCCGAAGGATCACCAAAGTCTGTGTTCGTTGTGAGCTGCAACCCTGTATAGCCCGCCTGCCTGTAGCTCAAATCCGGCCTTGGTTCCCGCACTGCCTGTGGGTCCTGTACTGGATACATACCTAATTGTAACTGCGGCTGGTCAGGTTCCCAACAGGTCTGACAGACTTTAATCGACACCTGTTTGGTCTTGATAATCAGCTTTTTCAGGTACTTTAGCTTGTAGCGAAACCCACAGCGGTCACATTCCGCAATCGAGTTCTTACCGCTAGAAAACCTATTTCCCATGATTAACCAATAAACATCTCACGTGGCACCAGACGGTCAGCCGCCTTCTCGCGGTCTTCACTAGCCGCCAACTCCCATGCCTCGTCGTACATAACCTTCAACGCCATCAAGCGGTCCGGGGACACGTCCGGCTTCTTCACTGCTAGCATATACGCCAAACCCGCAACCATGCAGTTCTGGAAGCGGAATGGAATATCGACCACGTTCACACCGTTGCCAGCATCATAGATACGCTTCAAGCGCCAGTAATAAAACACGTAATACGGATTCAAAGCCGTACCCTGATCCGGAGCTGGCCATACATTAATCTGTGGATATGACGGCGTTGCACCCAACAGGTCGGTGGTTTGGCCTGACTGCCGGTTGATCCAGACCTGAATCGGACGCCCCTGCGCTAGTTTGTTTGGGATGGTCGAGTAAGTGGATACACTAATCCGAGTGATATTGAGATCAGTCTGGTTGGGACCATTGCCAGAATCGGTACGTATAACGTGCTCAATAAGATCAACGGTGTCGTTAGGAAGATCATAGGTCACCTGCCCCTGCACCATATTGACGGACCCCTGCTCGATGGTCCACAGGTTGATACCCCGGTTTGCCCACTCGCCCAAGAGGAAGTTCAAGCTACGCCGAGCCGTACGGAAGTCATAGCCAGTTCGTAGCTCCAAGCCACAACGCTCAAACGCCTCTTCGAATATCTCGTTGAGGTTGGGGTTAAACGCTGTTGTTGATGTAGTTACGGCCATTTATGCCCTCGTCTTTCCACGGATCGCTATACCGTCTGCACGAGCGGAAGCTGATTTAACTTTGCCTCCTGCTTTTTTCCGTTGCAGCGCCCCACTTGCTCTATCTTCGGCTTCCATGGCTAGGTTGCCAACAGTGCCATAAGACATAGGTGCAATCTGATACCTAGCAGCGTTTGTTAGCTCTTCACGCCCAGAAGCGGATTGCTGCCTTCTGGTTCGTTGCTGCTTCTCTAATTTACCTTTGAAACGCGCCTCGCCCGTTTTCTGTATATTCTCAGCCAACGCTTCAGTACGGGCTTTCTTTAGTTCCTTGACTTCTTCTGCGAGTTTTGTGCTGTCTTTCTTAGCACCCAAACCCAACCGCTTTGTAAGATCGTCTCTAGAACTGCCCACCATCCGAGATACATTAGCGCCTATTTCCGGTGCCTCTTTAAGCCCTTTTCGCGCTGCGTACGCAAGCTTACCAACCTCGTACACTTTTTTCGCTGGACCAATAACAAGGTCTTCTGGCGATAGTGGCGGTTCTTGTAAAGCTTGTTTCTTTTCCAATTCCTTACGGTAAGCAGGATTGCGCATATCCTGACTTGGCTTATCCATCACACTGCCGCCGTTGTCAAATTTGCGCTTCACTATCTATACCCCGCTGTTTTCTTCGCAATGCTCTTAGGTTGCGCTACGAACTGCTTACCTTTTGCTTTCCCTGCCCGCTTTGCCTTCGTTGTGGCGGCATACTCGGCTGGGCTTAGTGCCTTGATCGCCTTCTCCGGCAGATACCGCTCACCGGTCTTTGACGATGGCTTTCCGCTTTTGGTTCGCCATTTCTGGTCTCCCCAGTTCTTCAGGCTTTGCTGTGGCGCTTTCATATTAGTTTAGTAT